TTAAAATGAATTAGTCTATAATGAGACATTCAGTAAGATTAACAGGTGAAACGTCTGAATTGTCTTCCGTGGTAAGATCTAGAACCCTCTTGGGGTGTTTAAATTCGGGATGACATTTAATTCCCACTTCACGGTAATGAACTACATCCTTCCAAAACTTATCTAGAATAGGCAAATTCTTCTTAAGCCACTTATGATTAATGTAAGTTCTTACAATACTCATAGTTTTCGGGGGAAAATATTCAATAAAATCAGAAACTTCTAGTCCGCAAATGAACATATTCAACTGAACTTGAGGATAATAATAAGCTGGAATCTTACCTGGGATAATCTTTCTCTTATAAGGACACTTAACTTCCAATAGAATAGGCTTTGCATTAGGGTCTGTTACACTAATAGAAATACCGTCTGGCGAACCAGCAAGCCATGGATATTCATTGGATTTATGGACATCCTCGTGTGCAATAAGACCAAATTCGTAACTCTTTTGACCGGTTAGCTTACAATACTTGTCAATAGCTTCGTCTTCATACTTTTGACCATGACGAGTAGCAATATTACCAACAAATGGCTTTGGATCATGACCACATTTCTTAAAAAGTACTTCTTTTGGTTTTTGATAAGGATTCAAGCCTAGAACTGTGCCTGCGTCACTTGATGTCAATTTGTTTTCTCTTTGTTTGAACCACGCATCAGAACGCTGTTCATGCATGGGAATTGATTTTAATTCATTGATTTTGTCCATAAAACTAGTAATTAAATGTGTATGTATTTAATTTTTAAATCATTTAAGAAAATAATATATACACTTTTAAATGGAGAATGTTATACATTGCGAAGATTGTATATCTGGTATGAAAAAAATAAATAACGATAGTGTTGATATTATTATTTGTGACCCCCCTTATAATATTGGTAAAGATTTTGGAAATGATACTGACAAACAAGATATGGATAAATATTTAGTTTGGTGTGATGAATGGATAAAAGAATGTATACGTATAATAAAACCCAACGGAACTTTATACATATATGGGTTTAGTGAAATATTAGCATATATTAGAGTTAGAATTAATATTAATGTTAGATGGATTATATGGCATTACACAAACAAAGTAACTCCATCTCTTAAACACTGGCAGAGAACGCATGAAAGTATTCTATGTTGCAGTAAAAAGAAACCTCATTTTAATAGGGATGATGTTAGGGAACCTTATACCCAACAGTTTTTAAAAAATGCAGCGGGTAAAGTAAGAAAAGCTACAACCGGTAGATTTAGTGATGGAGAAACTGAAACTAAATACACTGCACACGCCAATGGTGCCCTCCCTAGGGATGTAATAAAAATTCCAGCTCTATCAGGCGGGGCCGGTAAAAAAGAAAGAGTAAATCATCCGACGCAAAAACCTCTTGAATTATGTAAAAAATTAATAAAAGCGTGTAAAAACGGGGATGATACTCTAGTTGTAATTCCATTTGCAGGCTCTGGAAGTGAATGTGTTGCAGCTAAAGAGGAAAATGTAAAATTTATTGGATTTGAGATTAATCAAGATTATGTTGATTTATGTAATAAACGTTTAAAAGCTCTGCAGAAAACTATCTAAATCATCAACGGTTTTAATTTCTTTGCAATATTCAATTACATCATCTTTGTCGCACCACCAACCTTGTTTAGCCTGTTTGGTCAATATATTTTTCTGAAGCAATTCCCCAAACAAAACACTCTTTTCGATACCCCAAATTTTAAGAGATCCGTCAAAATGTAAAAGTACAAATAGAACACAATCATAATCGTGATCTTTTTCAATGTGCTGCCAACGACAATTATAACTCTGAGACCAATACCTTGAAGATTTAATTTCTATCTTTTTATTTTTTTTAATACCATCGTGTTGTGAATTTTCACGATTTCCTATAAGTTTAATAGCCAATACAATTTTTTCCATTACGGAACCATAACGTTTATTTTCCTCAGATACTATTCTTAAAGTTTTTTCATCAGAACCATGTTCTTTATACCATTCAATCATAGCCGGAGCATAATCTCTAATAACACGTTCATATATTTCCCAATAGTTATCTATACTAAGACTGTGTGAGTAAGATGGTAAACTATTTTCATTTATTTCTATTTTTTCTCTTTTTTCTTTTCGTTGTGCTATTCTTTGTGCTATACTTTCGGGATCTTGTCTTAATTTCGTTCTTTTTTTACCATTCTCCATAGCGTTAGTTGCACATTCTATAAGGTGTTGTCTATTCATTTTTCTGAGATACACTTTGTATTTTTCCATCTTTATATTCTTAAATTTATTATTTTTTAGCAATTTTTTTTAAAGATAGAATATCTATTGGTAAAACGTTTTATTGGGAAAATAAATTCTCTTAAGATAGTCAGGAATCTCTATTAATTGTATAGGCTCTTTTAGAGCCCTTTTAACTACTTTACCGTCTTTGTATCTTTGTGTTTTTTTGGGATCTGTCTCAAGGTAATAATCTTTTATTTCAGATGAAAGTATTTCCATGCGACTTTTCCATAATCCTGGATGGTTTTTACTATACATAAAAGCGAGATCTCCACTTGGTAGTGGTGGAACAAGTTGTCTTTGTAGAATTTGTGTTATGTTAAATTGTGGGTTGGTTTTACTGTTAAAAAGAGGCTCAGATTCATTAGTGTGTCTCCAGCCCAGATAAAGCCTTACTGAATTCTTAGTGAATTTCTGTTTATTAATTTCGTGTATAATGTTCTGGTTAAAGATAATAACCTGTTTTGGTTTAATTTCTATTTTTACTTTGTTTGGATAATTACCCGATATCTTTTCAAAACCACCGCGTCCCGCGCAAGTGTGTGTACCAGGAACACAGGAGAAATATTGACTACCACTGTCGTCTAAATTTATCCATCCCCCGTAAATGTGATCTGAATCTTTTTGAACACTACAAGTGTCTCTGTGAAAAGACTCACCATTAATACTTGTCCCTTCTCTACGGATTGCAACACGGTCAAATAGACACTCTAGATAACGTTTATTGTCCATGTATCCAAAAACTCTAGAAAGTTTCTTAAAGAGAATGTATCTCAATTGATACATAACTAGATTATGAAAGCTAGATGGATTACCCAATGCCCCAAATGCTCCTAATACAAATCCGTACTGTGGATTATCTGTTTTGAAATCTCTCAATTGAAATTTCTTTATTTCTGAAAACCAATTTGTTCCCCTTAAAAATTCGCTTTCTCTTTTAATCAAATTGAGGTCTATAACTACTATCCCATAATTTTTTAATTCACTTGCACACCTTTTAAGATAATCGTTTTCAGCCTTAACGTATCGCGTTATGCACTTTATCAGTTCTTGTCTTTTTTCCTCTTCAGTTGGCATAACTGTTATTTATTACATTATATTTTCATTTTTTAATATGTATTTTTTTTAGTAATTATTTTAATTTTTTAACAGCTACACTTGGTGCGTTCTTCTTTTTCATCTTTTTAGAGTCAAATTCAGGTATCTCTTTAGCTTTTTTAGCATCATAATTCTTTTTACAATATGTCCAAAGATCTTTAGAACCTATTTTAAATTTACGATCGGGGATAGCTCTATACCAAAAAACACAATCTGTTATATTATTACTTCGGGATGTATTATCTAAAACTAAACAGTCATAACCTTCTGTGCAACTATTAAGAACATCCTGAAATATAGAAAAATGTGGAAATATCCCAAAGAAATTATTATACAACTTTTGTTGATTTTGTATAATATTTTCACGAAGAATAAAAATGTAATCAATGTTAGCTCTAAGGTCTGGAGGTAAATCCATACAATATTGCATTGTCAGTAAAAATGTAATTCTCCAATGACGACCGTTCATAAATATACCTCGTATATTTGGATCTCTTATCATACGTTTATCATACATACAATCATCTAATAGAACAAATACGTCTTTATTAGAGTCTTTCTTTTTACCATCAATTACTTTTTTTTGACGAGTTACAATCTGTTGTACAATCTCTGGTTTGTATTCAGAATGTATAAGTATTTCAGGTATAAAATTAGAATAAAAGGCATTTCCATCTTCGGTTGCAGATATTGCAACACCTGCATTAATTTTTCTTAGACGATATAATATATCTGCAACTAATGTACTTTTACCGGTTCCTCTTTTTCCTATAAAAACACACGTAGCAGGACCTGAACCTGTTAGTCTTTTTTCTTCTATCTTACGAGGATTAAATTTTGATAGACTTATTGACATAATAATTTAACTAAATATTATTAATTATAATAATCAGACGTATCTAAAATATCGGATTCTAGTGTTGAATACGAAACAATTAAACTTATAATAAACCCCAATATTCCACTACATAATACAATTACACTTTCGTTATTTTTCTCTTCATCCGGGACCCCCTTTTCTCTGTATTTATTTATACCTAAAAATATACATATAGTTGCTATAATTATCACGGCAGCCTGTAAATCAAATCTATAAAAGTCAAAATTAGAAAGAAACATAATGTAAAACGTATTACAGAGTGTGTATATTTTTTAAATTTAAATATAACTTAAAACTAGATAACATACTAATGGAAATGGCACAATTAATTCACGGTGTAGATTCTTATAATAACATAGATAGTATTGATTTTGGCGAAACTATTGTATTTATTAAATTTGGTACAGATTGGTGTCTCCCTTGTAAACAAATAGAACAAATACTAGTAGATATGCCAAATTGTATAACATACA